AACACCAGGTTTACCGTTACTAATATCTCGCCATATCGTCTTACCAATTTTAAGATTCGTTGTTGGTGGATTCACAGCCTCGATGATTTCTACTGTATTATTCTTCAAGTTTTCTTGAACTTTCTCTGCTAACTCTTTCGCTGCTTTCGACTCTTTCTGTGCTTCATTTACTTTTTTATCAGTATCTTGTACAAGTTCTTCTAATCTATCTAACAATTCTTTATTTGCTTTATTTCCTAAAGTAGCGCGAATCCTATTGTACATTTTTCTTAACTCTTCGTTCGCATCAGTAATTTCATGATAATCGCCAAACACGTATTGATCTTGTGAAGGATCAGTATGTGATTCATCACCAACGATTGCCCTTGCTTCAAGGTATAACTTAGGTGTGAATCCTGTATCTTTGATTCGGATTGTATCGCCCTCATTAATTAGTTCATGTGCTAGTCCGAAAATACGTCCAATCGATTGCGCTTCTACTTCGTATGAAACAGAAGATACACGTTTTGCTAGCTCTGTTTTCATAAGAGTCAGTAAACGTTCTGGTGTGATGTTTTCTTCTGTTTCTGGAGTATAGAAACCAAATTTATGCTTTCCATGTTCATTCCACCGTTGGAACGCATCATTATCAACAATGTAAGGAAGTCCGTTATTGATACTCTCAATTGTGATAAGTTTATCACCTTCATCTCGTACAAAACCGACAAGTGCTGTGCAAATATCTCTTGAGTGCTCAATACGTCTAACACCAACTAAATCTTTTCCTAGCACTACTTCTTTTCCAGTTTCTTGGCCACGTTTCCTTATCATATCTACATACCGGCCAGTGATTTGAGAACCTACTACTTCGACACGATATTGGATTTCTAACTCAAATAAAGTAGCGATTTTCTTTAAAAAAGCGAGCGGATCTATAAATTCATCAATAGTCATTGTATGGAATGAAGAATAATCGGTTTTTCCACGTTTCCACTTTGAATCCGCAAGAGCAATATCTATAAACGTATTAACTGTTTCGCTCTCTATGTGTTGTGGTTTAATGAACCCATCCTTGGCTATTTGAACCCAAGCGCCAGAAGCATGTACAGTAATCGTTCTATCATTAGATTCTTTTTCTACTTCATTATTGATAACATATGGAACAATACGACCATCACGCACTTCCTTTAATACTAAGTTCTGTTGTTGTAATGCAACTGCATGTGAAGTTCCATCAAAAGTTTTAAATTCTAACGTATCAATGTTGTTTTTGATTTCCCAATGGCGTTTATCATCCCAATAGTCTTTTGATTGAATGACTGATATAATCTGATCTGTTTTGAAATCAACAACATGAAGTATCCCACTTGGTGTTCTCATCTAAATCGCTCCCTATATTTCACCTTTGCTGTTCCTATATCGGAAGGTATGATTTCCAGTGTATTAATACCTTTATTGATAACAGGAAAATTACTAAAAATATCTTTTATGTTAATAGCGTTTTTCCCCTCAATACTGACATGACTGCTTTCTGTATCAATCACGACTTTGTCACCAACATCGAATATATAAGGCGGTGTATTTTGATTATTTAAATTCACTTTCCAAAATTTCAAATCAGAAACTGACATCGCTTCTACTGGCGGAACATCTTGCCACTGCATGATACTAATCTGTATTTGAGCTGCTTTTTCCATATGTTTATTGTCTTTATCGGTCCATCTTGCAAAGCGTTCTGAATCATCTTTTTCTGTTCCAGGAAGAAATTTTGAAATATAAGCCTCCCAATCATTACCGGTTCTAGCGATCCACAACCTACCATAATACTGATTCCATGTATTCGGATAATCACCACTCTCATAAATTAAACCTGTTTTTCCAGGCTTATTATCATATCCAATTACCATCGTTCCAAAATTTTGTTCAGCTTGCCAATAGAGGTCATTCATGGCAATTTTTGAAAGAACTTTGCTGTTTTCATCGAGTATCGCTATCTCAACTCGTCCCATTTCATTGATCTTTTTACTTTTACATGTAACGTGGGCTTGCATAATAAAATCTTGTACTGGCCCACCAGGGATACTCTTTTTAACAGATGCGCCATGCCATCCATTACTTGAACCATAGTCCGAACAATAGAATTGGTAACTATCTGTTTTCATTTCACCAACTGGATTACCATCTTCCATAGAACTAACCTTACTCCACCCTACAGTAGTGGACATATCATCCCATATAAGACGTTGATTTCTTTCTACAGGCAATTGTTCCATTTTTAATGGCACTCCAATACGGAAATAATCTGGTTCCTTTGAATATTTATCTTCAAACCATACATCTAAAAAAGTGTTTGGTTTTTTAATATCAATTTCAATAATCGGATTTGAATGCACAGAGCCTTTGTTTTTAACATTTGCAATTAACCCTCGACCGTCATTTTCAAAATCAACCGTTTGCTCATTTCCTAACTTATACGGCATGGGACAAATAAATTTCAAAGTGCCTTGTCCGATATCTACAAATTTATCAATATCAAAATCTTCATCTATAACTGCCATATATGTTCTATCAGGCATTACATCAAAAATCAGTTCTGCTGGATTTTCAGTAATAAGCCACTCCGCTATTTCTTCTTTTAACGTTTCTAAATTCGTCCCATTTGGAACGATAATCCCCACAGGTACAGAAAGAGGACGGGTTTCGGTATCTGTACTTAATAACCTTGCGCCCGGATATCCGGGGGTTTTCAGAAAATTCCTCCTTAAAGGCGCCCATGTTGGAGGATTCCAGCCTCTTTCAATATAGATATAACTTTTTCGTTCTCCATTAAATTCAAAGGAACTCATCGTCTCTCTCCTTTTATACAAAATAAAAGAAACCCAAATCTAAAAGATTGAGTTTCTTGCTTGTGCTCTATTTTGATATTCGGTTACATACGGATGGCTCACACGCGCTATTTCCCTTCCTTCTAGTATGACAGGAATTTCTATATAAGTAGGTTCTGATTTTATATAGGGTTGCTTATCAGGATTATCATTGTCAGGTCTATATTGAATGACATTAGGATTATCAGATAACACTTCTCTCCATCTAGAAAGGCTGCCTACATCATGAATGGAAAGTCCCTCGAATCGTTCCATTTGACGTCCAATTTCTCTTACCATATCACGCATATTTTCAGGGATATGTGTAATCCAATCATTTTGCCAATCTCCATCTACAAAGATTGCATTAAAATACTTTGTTAGTGGGTCATCACCTTGGAAACTAAATATTTCTTCTGGTTTTATAGAACGAATACTATCCATAGCTCCTGTTACTGTATCTTGTAATGCATCTCGCACAACAGAATATTGACTTTTAATACCTATCGCAATTCCTTGTGCCATACGAACACCAGAAAATCTCAACTTATTTGATTCACTATTTAATTTCAATTCATTTACAAGAGCTGCGTTTGCTTTGGTACCCATTTCTCTACTTTCTTTTTCAGCCATGTGAGCTGATTTTTGAATACCTAGCGCAAATCCTTCACTAAACGGCTTACCACCTTGATCACGTGTTAATTTTGATGGAGAGTTTACATTAAGTGTAGCTTTCAATGCATCAAATGCACCTCGTGCCAAACTAGCTGCTACATTTTGTACATTCCATTGACCGTTAGATATACCTTTAGCAAACCCACTAGCAAAAGCTTCTCCAGGACTAAGAGAGCTGACACTCCCTAATCCATCTTTACCACCTTGAGCAACACTTGTTCCGCTTGCAACAGCGGCTCCACGTTTTGCTCCCATATCACTTGCGAATTTATTACCAGCCTTATCACCACCGCCACCATCGGTTGCACTTCCTAACATGCCCTCTACACCTAATTTAACATTACTAGCTGCTCCGACTACATTCCCTTTATTCCCGTTAATTAGTCGTTGCATAAGAAGAGTAGAAGATGCGCCGCCATTTCCATCTGTGGTTGATCCTAAAGTATTTTCTACACTTTGTTTAACACCTACGGCCGCTCCATTGACATTCCCTTTATTATTATTAATATTATTAAACATCATAGAAGTCGCGTTATTACCGCCATTATTATCAGTTGTACTTCCTAATTGCTGTTCAACGCCTAGTTTAATATTAAAAGCTTCACCTATAATATTTGGCTTATATTGAGCCATAATTCGATTCATTAATGTAGTAGAAGCTGCTCCACCATTTCCGTCTGTGGTTGATCCCAGTGTTTGTTCTACACCTTGCTTAACTTCCTCTGCGGCTTGAACAGGTTGTCCTCCATTTTGACGAATTCCATCTGCGGTACTTTGCGGAATAGCTGCCCCTTGCTGAGTTGTATCAATGTTTGTTTTTTGTACAACCATTTGTCTTATAACTTCGAGTGCCTGATCTATATTAAACTTCCCATTGTGTAAGCCTTGAACAAGAGACGCAATTGTCACTTCTCCATTCGGCCCTAAGTTGTACTTAGTCTTATCTTCAATATTAACTCCCAATGTATTGAGAACGTCTTGTACATTAATAAACCCTGTTTCCATACCAGTTTTTAACGTAGCCATTATACGAGTGCCGTCTTTTGCTAAATCTGCTGCTGTTAATTTAGATAACTGTTGTTGAAAAAAAATAAACACAGCGTCAATACCTACTGTGCCCTCGTGTAATCCATTTACAAATTGTGTAGTTTTCATTTTTCCGAGTGGTCCTAAATCTATATCGAGATTTTTCTTTAAATCTAAGTTTAACTTAGATGCGACCTCCCCGATATTCATCTGTTTAAAACCATCGGTAAATGAAGTCATGACTTTAATACCTTCTGGTGTCAATGGTTTATTACCCATTTCTGACCGCATAGTGTTTATGATTGCAATCGCTACATCTTGGACTTTGTACTTACCAGATTTAATTCCATCAACGAATTCTTCTACTGCAACCCAACCTTGCTCTCCTAAATCAATTGTTTTACTTCCATCTTCAAATGTTTTTGCGATGTCATTTGCAACTTCAATAGATTTTTCACGAGTTGACTGGAAAAGGTTATCATAAACAATATTAGAATTTGCAATTAATGACTCTCCATATGTTTTTACTTCATCAGCACTTTTCTTTCTCAGATCAGCTTCTTTTGAAGCTCTATCTTGAAGTCTCTTGAATAGATTCTCATTTGTGCTTTCAATTATTTCGGAATTCTTAACGTACTCTCCGAATCCTCGACCTTGAATTTTAATTTTTTCATTTTCAGCCTTCGTGATACCTGTTGTTAAATCCATCTCAACGCCTTTGGATTTTAACACTTTTTGCGCTTGTTGAAGTTGTTGTTTATACCCTTTTGTTATCAGTACGGATTGTTCAGAGTATTTTTTGTTGATTTGAGCTATTGTTGTTTTTTGGTTTTTAGTATCTGTTATTTTGCTTTTTGCGAATTCTATTTCTTTTTTTCTTGCTTTATCTAATTCATTTGTTAGTTTCGTATACTCTGAACCTAGCTCTTTTACTTTACCTTGGATTGTCTCAACAGAAGTGTTTTTGTTGAAATTATCCATTGCTTTACCTATTTTTTGTATCTCATTTACACTTTTTGCTGCTGCTTTTCCTACCTCTGCGTCAATTGCTTTTAAAGCTGTTAGAAATACCTTTTTATCTGCTTCTGTCATCTTATATATTTGTCCATTATATTGTGTTAGTAGGCTTTGTATTTTTTCATTTGCTTTAATAACTGCTTCTTCTTGTGCTTTATATACTTCCATTTGATCGTTCACAATTTTGTCTTTTGCCCTTAGTACTGCTGAATCAGTTTCTCCGGCAAACCAACTTTCTAAATGCGCTTGTAATTTGCCTTTATCTTTATTTATTGCTTGGATTGCTTCGTCTGCTAACTTACCAAATTCGTCATGTGCTCGTTGTACAGCCTCTTTAGCCTTTTCACCTGTCATTGTTGGTATTTCATCTAATGTTTTAAAAGCCTGTTCTTTTAAATTCACATACCCTTCAAGAGCTTTTTTCGTACCTTCACTTACACCATCACCAAAGCGCCTACTGTCCTCTTCTGCTTTTTGTGCCTTTTTCCCAGCATCTACGAAAGCAAAACCTAATGCACCAAGTCCAATTACAACTCCACCAATTGTTGCGACAATTGGATTTGCTATAATTGCACCAATACCAAAAGAAAGGAACCCAAGTGCACTAACTACCCCCATAACTGCCGGGGCTAGTAATAATGCTGTCCCATATACTTTTTTAGAGCTATCATCTAATCCGTTGAACCAATCAGCGACACCCTTCACAGATTCTTTCAATTCAGGAATCGCTTGTTTAGCGATATCTAAAATCACCTTACCAAGTGGTTCTAGAGCAATTTGTAGTTCTCTTGTTACAGATTTCCATTGCTTAGCGCTTGTATCGTAACCATCGACCATTTTGTTCATTGCGCCACTGTAGTTTCCAAGACCTGTTTCCATATTATTTAGTGATAACATAGTAGTAGCTTCAAGGTCTTCCCATTTCACGCCGAAAAGTGCAACGCCTAACTGATTCACTTTAATTTGATCATCCGTTGTTCGTAATTCATTTAAAACAGCATTAAAAACATCTTTGGAAGTCGCTTTTCCTTCTAGCATCGCTTTCCAAACTTTTTGCGTTTCTTTACTCATTTGACCCATTGCTTCTGTTGTGGACTTACTACCATCTTTTACACGGATACCAAATTCTTTTACAACGTCATTCACATAATCCAAGTTATATGCGCCGTTTTTCGAACCGTTAATGAGAATTGTGAACATTTCATCTGCACTAAATCCCATTTCATGGAACAAAGGACCATACTCACTTAAATTATCAAATAGCTCATTTGAGTAGTTTAAACCCTTTACAGAACCTTGTGCTAATAAATCAAATGCTTGTTGGCCAGATAAACCAAAGCGTCCCATTAATTGGGCTGCACCACGAGTTACCTCGTTTACATCTGATTCCATTGTTTCTGCTAAGATTTCACTATCACGAGTTACTTGTTTTAAAGTATCATCATCATTAATATCCTTAATATTGCGCTTTACTTTAACTAAAGAATCACTGACACTAGCTAAATCTTCCCCATAGCCTTCGCGCCATACTTCTTTGGCTACAGCACTAACCTTTAAACTTTCTTCCCTTGTTAATCCTAAACCAGATTGTACCTTCTTGTTCGCTTCTTCAAATTGACTTGCATTTACGACTAAAGCTCCAACTCCAGCCGCCACGCCAACTGCTGCTGCGCCAAACCCTTGGCTCACTTTCGTACCTGTTTCTTGCATTGTGTTTCCAACTTCGTTCATACGCTCGCGTAATCTTCCAGAAACGTTACCCAATCGCTCTATTCTTTCTTCCGTATCACCTAGCTCATTACGATATCGATGTAAGGCTGCTGAAGCATTATTAAATGCTGTATCATTTCTAGAAACTTGAGCTGTTAATCTTTGTAAAGCTTGTGTGCCTTGTTTGTATTCTTGCTGTAATTGATTATATTGAGCTTGCAAATCTTTTGTTTCTTGAGCATTTTTCCCGTATGCCTGAGTACTTTGTTGTATCTCTTGTTCTAATTGTTGCATAGATGTAGCCAATTGCTCACATTTTTGACGCATTTCTTGTTGTTTTTGTTGTGAAGTTCTCAAAGCTTGCTCATAATGCTTCATTTTTTGCGTCTGAGCTTCTATTTTTTGATTTAAATGGTTTGCCTTATTCTCCAGTTGATCCATCTCTGAACCAACTCCACGTAACTGCTCAGACGTGTTACGAAATTCAGCGTCTATTCTTTTCAGACTTCTATTAATGCCTGCAATCCCATTTTCGAATTGATCTGTATCCAAACGGACACGACCACCAATTGTATTATCTCCTAGTGCCATTCAAATTCTCACCTACCTTTACAACCACATTGGTACTTTATCTGCTGTTGTCACTCGATTTGCTTTTTGTTTTCTCGCTAAACAGGTAAAGTAAAACGCAATATCCATTTCATTGATTTGATTTTGTGTCATACCTGCGTCCATCAATATGTTATAAATATCAATTACAGCGTCGCTATATTTGATTTTTCCTCCGTCGGTTTCATTTCTAGTTGTGCCATTAACTTTTTTTTCGCATCTTCTACCGTTTCCATTACCTTAATCGCATCATTTAGGCGTCCCATAATTGTTAAACAAACAGAATGAATTGTAAGACTTAAAAACCATACATGAGTGCCATCCACAAATTCCTGTGCTGTAAATTGATTTCCGTACACACTGGCAACAAAATTAGCGGCTCTTTCAATTGTTTCTTTTGGTACTAAGTCCGCTTGTAATTCATCAGCTAATGTTGAAGCTTCAAAAGTAGCTGAACCTGGGATAAATTGTGGTAAATAAAAATCTTTTTTACCTTCTGTATTTTGTAATGTGATTTTCATCATCTGTTTCCTCCTTAATAAAAATAAGGATGGCATTTCGCCATCCCTTTTCTTAATTACTTCCCACTTGGTGGGGCTGTTTCTATTGGTGGAGCTGGTACTTCTTTAAACCACTTTGCTGCAACTGCTGCGTCGTGTCCTTCTTCCTCTTCATCTAATCGATGTCTCCAATTACCGTCCGAACGTTGAATTGCCTTACCTTTAATTTTTGCGCTTTGGAATGTTGGTTTATCTTCTGCTGTTTTATGTTCATCACTTGGAAGCTCAAACTTCATTTTGTAATAACATACATATAGGTTTTTTCCGTTGTCGTATGGTAAACGATATAGCAATGCTACATAAGGAGGAACATCACTTGTATTATCTACAACTTGACCTTTTACAACCTTTTTACCTAACAATTCGGCATAAACGGATAAAGGTAATGTATCAACTTCTAATTCAATTTCTGTTCCGCCAAATGCACTAGCTGTTGCTGCTGGTCCACCTTCAGCATAAAAAGTTACTGATTCCGCTTTAGGTGACGCTTTACCACTAACTGTTTTACCGATTCGTTTTGGTGTAGAATAATTAAATTTACCATCTGATGTTTCAGTTAAAACTGCATAATGTAAATCTCTAAAATCTATTGTCATTGCCATATTTCATTTTCCTCCTTAATTAATAATTTCCGTTACAAAACGAAAACCATATCGATAAATTTTTGTATCCATTTCATAATCTGGATAAGTGCTTAAACGCTGAAAAGACAGCTTTTTCATAGCTGCCTGAACTGCACTTTTTAATTGCGTTTTGATTGGTGCCATTGACCATATATCAACCTGATACATAACGTTAGTGGTTTTTTCCTCATTCTCTGCATATAGCCCAGGAGAACTATTTAACTCTGAAAATGTAAGCCATATATCTGTTTTGTCATTTCCTTTGACAAATTGATATATAAATTCTCCACCTAACTCAGATTTAATAACTACATCTGTACGTAAAACATCAAATATTTCCTTATTAAAATTTCTCATCGGCCTGTCACTCTACGCATAAATTCTCTTTCCATAACTCTCAAGACCTCTTTTTCACTTTGGATTAAAGTCTTTTCTGCAAAACCTTTATGTGGAGGATTTGGATTTTTACTAGTCCCCCAGTTTTGAAACTTCATATAAAAGTGAGGAGAGCGATCCGCTTTATCCCATCCAACTTCAATGAAATAAGAACCACCTTTTTTTACAACCTTTCCTTCTTCAATAGCGTTCTTCGCGTGTTTACCATCCCACCACGGTTGTTTTAGTGTTGGTTTATTAGGTTCGGGGCCAACTGGAGAATTAAATTCCAACTTCTCTTCAAATACCCTTGCACCAGCTTTTAATGATTCTTTTGTAATTTTTGGGACATCCTGTCCTAAATTTTCTAATTCACGAATCCATTCTTCTATACCGAAGACCTCTAATTCTGCCAATTAGATCGCTCCTCACAGATTAAACACATATCTTTGTGTTTTTCATCAATATCAATCACTGATTTAATTTGAAAAAGCTTCCCTTTATATTTCACACGCATATCAGAATGAACACCTTTTCTGTACGGAATTGTAAAATTTATTAACTTAATAACAAATTCTGCATTTCCCTTAAAAACTTCAGAATTAAACCCTGAACCTACGGGAGTTTCAGCCTTCGCCCACGCTTTAGAAAAGACTTCCCAGCCTGCTGGTAGCGCGTTTCCCTCATCGTCTTTCCTTTCAGTTTTATGTTCAATCATAATTCTTTTATCTCTTTTTCCTGGATTCATGCTGTTTCCTCACTTAATTGAAGTTGCAATACCATACTCTTAATGGTATATCGTACTTTTTCATCTACTTGACCAGAAAAATCACGATTTTCATACCAATTTGTGATTAAAACTAATGCGATTTTTTGCGCTTGTTTTCGGTTATCCTCAGTAGCATTGTAATGCTTACCTACAGATCCTTTTACATATATCTCGGCATTATCAATTAAAAGCTCTAAGATATCATCCTCTTCTATATCCTCTTCTTCTAATCTCAGCCATTTTTTTGCCAAATTTAAATCTATTAACATGAAACCCCTCCTAAAAAAGAGGGGATATCCCCTCTTATGCTTGTGTTTGTTCTGCTAATGTAAGCTCTCCCACTACTAACGCTTTTTTATCAACTGGTTTAACATCTAAGCGCTCTCTAACTTTCATACCAACTAAATCTTTCCCCCATAAATCTAATGCTTGCTCAGAGAATTCAATAAATAATGCTTCTCTATCAAAAACAGTTATCGCTTCTTTTAAATCACCAAAATACATTGGTACTTTCTTTGTTTTACTATCTGTTTTTAGCGTCTTATTACTTAATACAACAATTGGATACTTGCCAAATAACAGTTTCTTCGTCGCCATTGTTGGATCTGGTTGTAAAATGTACTTACCATCTGAATCTTTCAGTTTATCTAAATAATTAAAAGCATCTTGATTCATGATGGCAATTGCCGTTGTTTCAAACGCAGTATCCAATTTAACATTGAAAATGTCCTTTAAATCATCTACCTTACTAACCGGAACCTTTGTTGTACCGAAATTATCATTTATTGCTTTTAATATCAGAGCATTACGAGTTGCTTTTGATTTTTTTCCTGTCCATTTCCTAACATATCCTTGAATATTTTCTGCTGTATCTGCGAGTAATTCTTTAGAGAATTTTAAAATTCCACCTTTTTTCTTTACAGCAAATTGAATATCTTCAAATTTTGGTGATTCCATTTCTGGAAAGTCTGCCGCTTCATCAATATTATCGAAAGGAATGTAGTCCGCTTCTACTTCAATAACACGAGAACCAGTAAGAGTAGATACAGATTCTACATTTACATAATTCTCAAGTGCATCTGGAGCACTACGACGTAATTCCTTGATAGCTGTTCGAATATCCTTTGGTACTGTTAAACCACCATCGGATGGAACACCTTCTGTCATTGTAGTTGCATTTAATACTTCCTTTTCGTCATCTGTAAGTTTATGTTTCCCTACAGCCGCTTTCATTGCATTAACAAATGCATCAGCAGGTTTTACTGTATTATTTTGTGGTTGTGGAATAGGGTCTGTTGGAATATTGTTTTTTTCATCTTCATAAAGAGCAGATGCAATATCAAATTCCTTCTGCAAATCCTTAATTTCATTTGTAAGTTGCTCTGCTTCCTCAAGCTTTTTTTGAGCCAATAACTCTCTTGCTGCTGCTTTTTTGTTCTGAATCTTATTCAATAACTCTCTTAATTCTTTTGGCATCTTTCTTCCTCCTTAAAATTGAGCAATAAAAAAAGAGTTAGATTAAATCTATCTCTCTCATCAAATTATTAATTTTTTCTTCTTCACTTTTTTGCATCGGTTCTCTTCTTGGCTCTTTAAATGCCTTTGGGGTATTCCTGTATTCCTTAAACAGATTACTTGTACATGCAACCGCAGTATTTTCTTCTGCCACTTCAACGTTAAAATATTCACTTGCTTTAAGACCGTTTAGCCACGTCTCATTTTGCACCATTTCTCTTATTACTTCGATGTCTACGCCCTCTTTTAGATTATCCTTATAAACATTGATGATCCCTTCCTCTATTGCATCTAAGTCATCGGCCATCTTTCTAAAATCATTGGCATTTCCATATATACCATTCCACGGTTTATGAATCATTAAGTATGCATTAGAAGGAATGATCAACTTATCCCCGGCAAATGCAATTACAGAAGCGATTGAACCTCCAAGCCCATCAATATGAACCGTTTTATGCCCCTCGTGACGTTTAATCATATTATAAATAGCCATTCCTGCAAAAACAGAGCCTCCACCGCTATTTATATAGATGTTTAAGTCTTTCCCTTTTACACTATCAAGGATATTTCTTACATTCTCAGGATATTGGTCCTCATCATCCCAAGCACCCCACCAAGAAGAAACGATATCACCATAAAAATAAAGAGAAGCAGTATCTTCAGCTTGATTTTTAATCTGTAGCCAATCCACTTCCATCACCTCCTCGTATGATAAAGTTAGGTTTTTTAGGAAAGGGATTTACCTATAAACCCGTGAGTATCTAGTTATATGAGATACTTATATTTGTAGATAGAGTGTTGCCGACCACCTCCTTGAATCTTTGTATTCGGTTGAAAGAATGGTACCTCTGTCTAATAAGTAGTTTACGAATGAGTTGGATGTTGATGACCATTGGTCATTCTTCGTATCTCTTACGAGGTAGTAGCGCTTATTAGTTCAGAGGAGGACAACACTATCTAACACTGATTAAAATAGGGGTGTAAGCTATGTTCTATTTAGGTATTGATATCGCTAAACATAAACATTATGCGTCCATTATCGACCAAACTGGAAAACCTATTACTAAGCCATTTCCCTTTCAGAATCATAAAGAAGGCGGACAAGCACTGTTAAATTGGATGTACCAATATATTGAGTCTCCTACAGAAATACTGATTGGAATGGAGGCAACAGGACATTATTGGTTAGCCGTTTATTCTTTTCTACTTGATCATGGCTTCTCAGTCGTTGTATTAAATCCAATTCAAACCAATGCTTGGCGAAAAGGAACAGAAATTAGAAAGCGAAAAACAGACGCCATTGATGCCACTATGATTGCCGATATCATTCGATTCGGCCGTTTTGTTGAAACCCCACTTGTGGACGAGAAAATGTTCGCTCTAAAACAAATGAGCCGCTTTCGTAATGCGCTTGTAAGTAATATGAGTGATTTAAAACGAAAAGCTCTTGTCGTATTAGATCAGACTTTCCCAGAGTACCAAAGCATCTTTTCGGATGTTTTTGGTAAAACTTCTTC